TTAATAACCATCCGATCCCACGGCGTGGGGCATGGATGGGGCAAACTCACTCAATTTCTGGTTGAGGATGAGTACCTGGTCCTGGTTATTTTCAGCCATCCAGGATCCGTACACCCGGTAAACCATTTGCGCGTCAGTGTGGCCCATTTGCTTCGCGATGAAGTTCGGGTTGGCACCGGCAGCTAACGACCAGCATGCATACGTGTGCCGGGACTGGTATGCTCTGCGATAGCGAATCCCGGCGCGCCGCATTGCCGCTTCCCACGACTGGTTAATCGACCCCACTGCGTAATGATGCCCGGCACGGCCATTACGTGATGCGATCTGCGGGTTGAACACGAACGTGCAAGGATGCACATCGGTACGGCCATACTCGCGCAGCTTCACCTCAACCTGATACTGCTTACCCAGGCGTGTTAACTCGGCTTGGCTCTTAAGCACGTCGATCGCTGGCTGAATGAGGTTGATGATACGGTCCGTCCCGGCCTCTGTTTTCGGAAGGGTGAACTCCTTCGTTAACGTGTGGTTCCGGCGGATCATCATCGTACCCGCTTTCAGGTCGATATCTTCCCAGGCCAGCGACACAAGTTCTCCGTGGCGCACGCCGGTGTAGACGGCAAGAGACCACATGTTTTTCAGTTGCTGGTGGGCGCAGGCGTTAATCAACCTGACAAACTCATCGCGCGTCAGCGGGTCAGGCGCGCATCGTGACCGCTTAAGCATGGCGATCCCGGTGAACGGATTCACCCGTACATAACCGCTGTCAGCGGCAAACTTAAACATCCCGCCCATGGTCTTCATGTAGTTGTTGACCGTTCTGACTGAGCGGCCCTTAACCGGCGTTTTCTGCCCGACTTTCAGCGTGTGATAACCGGTCAGTAATTCCTTTCTGATAAATAGCAGGTCTTCCTGAGTCACCGCAGAAACCAGCCTGTCCCCACCTATCCTGGGCACCATGTTGCGCACTATAGATGTATAGCGTGACATCGCATTGGTGCTGATCTCCATGCGCTTCAGCTCCAGCCATTTATTTGCCAGTTCGAGAACGGTTATCTCCTTGCTCTCAACCCCAAACCTTTTCAGGTTCGGTGAATCAGGGAACTGGGCCGCATAATTGAAGTTGCCGGTCTTTATCGCGAAGCACACTGACGCGCGCAGCTCGCCAGCGACCTTTCTGTTTTTTGGTGTATCCGGCACGCCGAGGCTTTCACGAACCCGGCTGCCTTTATAGATGAACCAAATGCGGAGCGTACCGCCATGGTTCTCCACGCCTGTTGGGTATGCTGACTTAGCCATTATTCCCTCCTGACGTCCAAGAGCCCGATAAGCATAAACGGATCTTCATTGGCGCGCACCCGGCTGTTTCTTTGACATGCTCTCAACCCACTGGTCGACAGCCTTTCGGTTGTACATGCATTCGCTGTTTTTCTTCGGCACGCCGTCCGGTGAGACGTGAAGGTATTCCCGTCCTACCATCCAGCATTTTTTGCGGGCCCGCTCGATTGTGCCGGGGCGAAGGCCGGTAATCTCGACGAGCTTTTCTTCTGTTACCCAGTCGTTGGGCACGATTAAGGTCATTTCGCTCATGGGTTTCTCCAGGCAAAAAAGAACCCGGCGCGGGGCCGGGCAAAAGGGATCACGAGGTGGCGCTTTCGCACCCAATAGCCAGCTCATAACTGGCTATCAGTTGCGTCAGTCGTCTTCATCTTCGTCCCAGTCCTCGTCGTAATATGGCGAGGCGAGAAGTGGGTTAGTTGCTGAGAGAATCTCTCCGGCGGCACCCTGGCGCTGAAGTCGACGAAGCGCTTCATATAGCTCGAAAGCCTCGGTTCGCTCATCACCAATATCGAGGGAACACGCCACTTTGTGCGCCTCGGTGACCAGGGTTGATAGCTGGTTTCGGATGTCCTGAATGGTGCTCATAGTTCTCCTTAGGCTGCGCGCTGGGCACGCAGCTTCTTCAGGTGTTCTGCTGTTTCGATTTCTTCGGCGATCCGCTCGGCCTGTGCTTTGGTCAGCGGCTCGAAATCCTGGTTAAATCGGCCCATGCTGGCGATGCAGGTGCGACCGTTGCGGATGTAGTGGATGACTTCGTGGGTAGCGCGGAGGATTTTGCATGGCGCGCCGTGGCGATCAGAGTAATAATCATCAGAAATCGGTAGGTTATAAATCCGACTCTTCATGTTTCTCATCTCTTTTAGCTCGGGCTAATTGATGAGCGGCGGACGCCTCCTCCTCGGTGTCGAATCTTCCAAGAGAGGTTCTTTTCCCATCAATTGAGATGTGCGCCTCCCATCGACCATGCTTGGTAAGGCTAACCCCTTTGCAATTTGATGTGCAGCCACTCCTTTTCCTCTGATTCTTGGTCTGATCAGACTTAGTGGCCCATCGACAGTTCTCGGGGAAATACCCAAGATTATTGTCAATCCTATCGATGGTCATTCCGCGTGGTCTTTCACCCATATCAGCAAAGAACTCGCTGAATTCATGCCAGCGGTCACAAACAGTAATCCCACGACCTCCGTAATTTTTGTAATTTACATTGCTGGGGTTTTCGCACCGAGACAGCATTGCGCACCACGTTCCATAAGTTTCAGAACCATACTGGCCATGCTTAGTCCTGAGTCTGACGGAAACCTCCCGGCTCAGGCAGCCGCAAGATTTAGTAAGGCCAGATTTAACCCTGCTGATAACTGCGACGGTCTCATTTCCGCATTCGCAGATGAACTTACCTTTCCTGTTTTTGCCGCTCTCCCTTGGAAGGCGCTCGATCATCGTTAGGCGCCAGCGCTTTTCCCCTTCCGAAAAAATCTCAATCATGTGAATTAACCCTCTGGATTATCCTGAACATTGGGCACCACCTTAAATTCGATTACCCATACCCATGGGTTAGCTTCCCAGTTGTCGGCACCGTAGATGCTCATCCAAAGGTCACGGAAGTTAATGCGATATTCCCAGCCGGGAAGAACTCCGCCAGAAGGCGGCGTGATGCCTTCAGACTTTGCATCGTCCTCACTCAGATCTCTTAGTCGTTCAACACGCACGCCGGTAATTTCCAGCGTGAGACGGCTGGCCCAGCGGGGCATGTGGATAGAAGGCGTCCAGCGTATTTCATCAGCCGGCGGCACATTCTCGTAATTAGTTGGAACGTGCTCAGGGTAATTCGCGCGATAAAGTTTCAGGTCCGGCGCGCCAGCACCAGCTTCAGCCCACGTCTCTCGCACCCAGATGCGATCGCCGACTGCACCGAACGGGCAGGTGTAGCCTTCATTCTCATCAGCAACGCCAAATACATCTTTCTTTGCAGGCTGCAGGTAGCCGTTTTTATCGACTACGCCAGGCGTGTACCAGTGGGCGTTCAAATCCAGATCGTAACCGTTATGCGTTGGGTGGAATCCATCAGACGGCTGAACTTTCATGATCCGCCGCGTCTGCGTCTTCCTCCCGTCGAGAATGGCGCGCACCATCTCGCCGTTAAAAATCATTCCGCGCTCTTTCACTGGATCCCCCTTTGCTTATTCTTCAGCTCGATGACGGATTGGCACTCTGCGCACGTCTGGCAGCCTGGGACAGCAGATCGCCGCGGCTCTGGAATTGGTTCGTCGCATTCCGCGCAATACTCTGCTGATACGGCGTTACGGTTTACTCGGTGAGCGGAGAGGGCAGCGTTACGCTGAAGCTCTTCAATCTCTGCTGCGGTATCGATGATGTCGGCCATTGTCAATGCTCCCGGAACTGTCGGTTAATTCGGTTGAAGGTGAACGCCAGCAATAAAAAAGGCCGCGATAGCGACCTGGTGATTTGCGATTTCATGGCTGTATCCACCCTTTACCTTTGACGTGCTGAATAACGCCAAGCTTCCTGAGCGACTGGAGCCGGCGGTCAAGGATGCGGAAGACGTCCATCGGGTGCTTTCCTTCTGCTTCAGCAATGACGAGGCACTCCTGCCTGACGGAAGGGCTAAATAGCTCCGAAAAAGAGGTTGGCTGAGCGCCGATAGCGCTTAATACTTCGCTATCCAGTTTCTCGTATTTGGTCACGATTCAACTCCAAACCGCCCGTTAAGGCGGCCAGTTTTGACGACGAATTCCAGGAGGCTAACTCCCAGAGCTTCAATTTTCTTGTGATGCTTGTTGATGATGGGTGGAACCGTTTCGTTCCAGTTAGGCTTTGGCTTCTTGCGCATGGCCTGCTGGATTTCTTCGGTGCAGCGGCGGCAGGTGGCGCGGACGGCGTTTTCATTTGCTGGCGTCATGCGGCCTCCCGGCGGGCGAGAAGTTTCGCCCCGAAAGCCATAAGCTCGTCCCGGTCCACAGTTGCGAAGTGGCAGTGTGTACGCGGGTACGGTCGCCAGATTATGAGCATCGACCCTTTGTTGTTGCCGCTTACCGGCTTACCGGTGACCGGGTTGATAAATGCCAGCCTCCCGGCTGTGATGAAGCGCACCTCGCTGGCGGTCTGGATAGCCTCTTTGAACCAGCCAACCGAAGTGTCTGCCGGAACCAGCATGACCGTGCCGATCTGGTTGGCGCTCTCGGCAGCGGCCTTCTTCACGAACGGCGTGATGTCGCTGTAAGGTGGGTTAAGCCAGACGTAGCCTGGTATGCTCAGGTAATCAGCCCACGGCGTTTCCAGCGTGTTCTGCTCGGCGGTGATGAACTTCCGGCATAGCGCGTTATGCGGCGCCGCGGCGGCATCAAGCTGGAAGCAGAACTCAGCATCAAGTGAGGCGAAGAGGGCTGGTGGAGTGCGCCAGAGGTCGCGCTGTTCTGTTGGCGTGTTGCTACCGGTGTAATCGGTCATATCAAACCTCGAAAGCAAGTTGCGGCGTGAACCGATCGCGATCTGCGTCGTAATTCAGCGAACTTGCAGAGTTAAAGGCTTCAATGCGCTCAACCAGCACCGCAGCACGTGTTTCTTTGCTTGCCGGCGCGTAGGCTGATTTATCCCACGCCTTGTCGATGCCGATGTTTCGCGCCACATTAGTACTGTCGGCTGACGACAGAGGGATGTGTCGGAATATATCGGCGTTCAGCATGCGCAGGCCGTGAAGCTTTGTTATCGGATACCCGTTTATGTCGACAACGTGACGGATGAGATCGCGTAACTTTGCCCGACATGAGCGCGGGCGCTTTGCGTCGTATTCACCCATGCTACCGATGCATACGCGCGGAAATTCCCGACACAGGCGGAAGAAACGTTCATCGGGCTCGTTCATGTGCCACACAGGAGCGCCGACTACTTTGCCGTGCGGCCACTCGGCGATTAACGCGTCGTTCTCTTCACTGGTCCCGCCGATCACGTCAGGGATAACTGCAAAAGCAAAGCGAGGGTGATTCATCCAACGACCTACAAACGCGTAGTAGTCACTCCAGTTAACAACGCGCTTTTTCGTCCAGAAGCTGAATGCGCCGTTATCCAGCGCGAAAGACTGGGTGACTTCGCTGGCCAGGGCTAATTGGCCGGGGTTGGCGAAGGAAATGAAAGCGTGCCTGCCTTTCCATGCCTTCAGGGCGCATGTGTCCGGCGTAATAGGGCCGCCGTGAAAATGAATCATGCCGCCTCCTGCCTTTCCCGATATTCCTCAGCGAGTCGCTGCGCCTTTAATGGATTGCTGACCACTTCTCCCCATGGCATTAGCCAGCCGTTACCAATGAAGGGAAGGCACAGTGTGCCAACCCTGATGTCGTCGTGAGCGTGAGTCATAGGATGGACTCCATTTCGTCGATGTAGAGGCCCTGAGCAATCAGGCGGCTACGGCGGGCGGCGCGTTCAATGCACTCCTGCCGTCTACCTTCCTGCGATTGTTCAATGGCGCGCCGGGTGAACAGCCGTGATTTGCCTTGCGGCGTTACGACCTTTGGCTTGCTGGCCAGGCTAAATTTCCGGTCGCAGATGCCGTCCTCGTTGATCCATTTCTCCGACTCAACGATCTGAGCTATCTGCCCGGTTCCGCGGGTAATGCCGTTGGCTACCCGGTTAAACTCAATCAGCGTTACGCCAAACTTCTCAGCGATTTCGCTGCCGGTCACTGGGCGGCCGCGCGTCTGAATCATCCAGATAACGCGCTCACGGAGGCCAGAGAATTGCCCGGTTCGCCCGGGCCGACGATAGAAGGGTGTGCGTTTCATTTCCACTGCTCCCCGAACGTGAAGCCGATCTCCGCCAGCGCCTCGTCCATCTTCTCAATGAACTCCGGCACCATTTCGTTGAAGTCGGACATGTATTGCGGATCCCGCTCAACGACGACGTGGTGAATACCTTCGCGTTTCATGCGCGGGTCGTAGTTGGCAAAGAACCAGGCTTCTTTCCCGGTCACCCACATGCTGTACTGCACCTGGGCCATGTACGCAGACTTGATGGCTTCGAAACCGCCAAGGCGGAATTTCATGAAGTCGCGGGAGGTGAACGGGCATTTCAATTCGAGGCCGAAATCGTTACTGCAAAGGCCGTCAGGGGAGCACGCAGTGCGCATGCTCTCGTCACGGAACAGGATCGGAGACTCCGTGACTTTCACGTCCGTGGTGAACTCGAAGAGAGTGCGGGCGTCTTCCTCGTACTGCTTGCCCCAGGCCAGCGCCTTAGCGTTAACCTCTGGCGCGACGCCGGTGCATACCTCGGCAAGCAGCGTGTGGAAGTAGGACATTTTCATATCTGTCCACTTCTTCCCCGATCGTGGCTTGGATATGACGTTGTGCACTTCAGAGGCGGTGATAACGCCGAGGCGCAGCCGGTGCCACGCCTCATCACCCTGTTGGATAGTGGTAACGTCAATACCGGTCCGGGCCAGGATAATTTCGGGTGTCATGCTGCCGCCTTAGCTTTTTTCTGAAGGAAGTTGAATCCTTTCTGTGCCTCTTCTTCAGTGAGGTCTGACGCCTCAAGAATTGGCCGTTTGAAGATGTCGCTGCACACTGGGAGGAAGTCTTGCTCCCAGTCTTTATTCAGCGATGTTAAGAGATCGGTGATCGCCTGAAGCGTTTCTTCGCTTGCTGCTGGTGAAAGTGCTTCTATGGTGCTGCGGGGCGTGACGTCACGGATATCAACGTCCAGTGATTTGCCTTCCATTTCTTCGGCGGTAGGCTGCTGTCCAATCTCAGGCCATGCCTTACGCAACGCCTGGGCTTCTGCGCATTTCGCCAGCTGTCCATACGGGCGCTTTTTCCACATTGCATTCGGCGCCGTGGTGTCGCGGCCGGCGGTGGCATAGTTTTCAATCCAGTATTCTTTGGCGCTGAACTCGACGATCTCGCCGCTGGGCATGCGCTTGAAAACGGTGTATTTGCACCACTGAGGGAAGGTCATCTCGACACCAGTAAGCGTCTGAGTTACGTCTGGACCGAACTCCGGCTCCCGAGCCCCGGCATAATCGCCAGAACGGTCTGCCTGAATGCGGTAAAGTCCGATGCCCGGCATGACCACGTCGCGCCAGTCACCTTTACCTGTTTTCGAGTCTTTGACGTACATCGGAACGAGGTGGACAGGTTTGAGCAACGGATCCAACTGGCGGGCGCGGCAGTAGTCAAGCGCCATCATTACCGATTCGTCTTTGGCGCCAGGATAGATGCTGTTCTTCAGCGCGCTCCAGGTGGAGACGTCGACGCCTATCTCCTGAAGCGACGTCGCTGTGATTGTTAATTCGTTTGCCATCGTTAATCCCCTCAAAAATTAAAACGGGCAGCCGGTACGGTGTTCCCAGTCGTATTCCGCCTGGGCGTAAGCAACTGCCGAAATGAAATCGTTGAAGGCCTTGCCAGCATCATCGCTGCGAAGTCCTTCGTATGGGCTGGAGTCAATCGGTACGGAGAAGTGGAAGAGGCCGGACGGCTCCTTTGGCATCATGTCGATGATTTGCTGCGCCCGGTCGTCGACCCACTTCTCTTTCTCGTCGGTGAGTTGCTGCTCAACCCAGCGCCGATCTTCGATGCGGTCGTAAGTGAGGTATGCGTTCATGGCTGAACTCCTGAAATTTGGATGTGCAGATGCCGCCCGCAGATAGCCAGGCAGATCGGTTGAATAGGGTGGTTGGTATCAGTGAACCATTGGCTCGCCGCGCTCATTCAGCAGCACAACGACGGAATCACTTTTGATGATGGTTTTTTCGAAGATGTTGAAGGCGTACAGGCCTTTCTCAACGTTCGCAGAGGCGCGATAAGTTTTGCCGTGGTGTTGCAGCATTGTGCCCGGCAAAACCTCGCTACGTGGCACTGATGCGGTGCCGTAGTGCATTCCAATCATACCTTCACCTCAACCTGTTCCAGGAGGCCAGCGATATGCATCTGCCAGCGGTTAAGTACCAGCTTTTCACGCGGTGCCGATACCGATGTCAGCTGCCACTCGTTATCGTTAAGCTTTTTGGCGGTGTACTGCTTGCTGTTGTGGGTGACTGTCATGATGCCTCCCGGGCGCGGAGCATTGCGTCGGCCTGTGCATATGCGGCTGCAGCAATCAGCGCCTGCTCATTCTGGTCCAACGCTAAAGAAACAGATTGCAAGGCCTTTGCCGCGAAGTAGTCGCGTAGCGTCATTCCCTGATTGCAATCTTTCCATGCTGTGGCATCTGTCGCTTCCATAGGAAAGGCGAAGCCACCATCGTTTTTCTTACCCATAAATCCTCTTGGCCTTATCGCGGCGAACGGAACGGTTAATACAAGACTTCTGCGCTTGTGCGGCAATACAAAAAAAAGTGGCGGTGGATGGCCGCCGGTTGTCATAACTAAGCAACCTCTGTGAAGTTGCTGAGGTATGGCCGATAAAAAACCCGCCGGAGCGGGTCTATTTGATGCGTCTTACTAACTGCCCTTGGACATTCACCCCGTCACCCGGCTGCAGCCTCCATAGCTCAAATAGCTGAGATTCAGTCCACTGACGGAAGTCGATTAGTTCTCGTAGAGAAATACCCGTCTGGTGATTAATTTCGAATTCTGGCATAGCCTTACCCTCTGTCGTTACCCGCTGATGCGGGAGAAATGCTTTGGTGGTGTGGTGGCTGGAGTCGAACCAGCTTCCATCGGTGCGCTGCCGATTGGGTTACGCGCGCCTTGCGGTTTTCATCGCGAATTTTTGCCGCAAGCCTATTCCCTAGCTCGCCGCTGAGCTTCACCACACCCCAAAACATTCCACGGTGTGCCCCGGCATAATCCGGGGCTGAATGTTGGTTTTCAGTCTTCACTGTTACCTGTTACATAAATCCTCCGATACGATGCGCCGCGTCGAAAAGGGTGGCAGCGGCTAGCCAGGAACTTTCGAAATGCTTTGGCGATTGGATGGCCGGCGCTGATCTCCGGCATTGACTATCACAGGTGTTAGCTGCCACCGCCGAAGCGGGATAGACGTTATGATTTTCACCTGCTTTATTGGCTACTACGGCTTACCAGTTATTTACACAGCTTGTCTTACAGCCTGTCTTGATTCAGTAGCCACCCGGGCCGCTCCACCCCGCGCATCAGCCTGCGCATTCATCCAATCCCAAAGCACTTCGCCACACTCTCGCAGTGGCCAGCGCCGGTCACCCGGTCACATTTGAAGCTGCTTACGCGTTAACCGGGCGCTAACCGGTAACTCAGTGATGCTTTACGCCTCCTTTCCCTCACTACGCCGCCGTGGGAACCCGACCGTATTAACGCCGTCGTCACGCTGCCTGAGCAGGCATCAATGTGCGGTCTGTCCGCTTTAGTGCTTCATTGGAATCAATCCTCTAAGTTGATGGTTTAATTTTTTACCCTGCATCCGACATTGTCCGCCGCTTGCCCGTCGTGCCATTTGATGAACCTACCCCCATGAGGGCTGGGAATCGCCGGGGAACTGAGTTATGCAAATCTCTTCGCTCAACCTCGGATGCAATTTCTGATTTGTTAAAGAAGCAGGCGACTTCCTGTACGCCGCTGGCTAACTTCGCTCAGCTGTCGATGTTTCGTTTCGATGGATTGATAATAGCGATGAGTATTGTTTATAGCAATACGTATTGATATTAAATAATAGCAATTGCTATTAATGCGCTGATAGCTAAAGGAATTTATTTTGATATTTTTTTCGATGGATTGAGATTCAGATCGTTTTTTCTGCGGAGGGTATTTCCCTGACGAATGTGCTGGCTGCGGTCAATAAAAAACCCAGCACTATGGCTGGGTTCTTCAGGAATGTGAAGGTTACCGGGTAACCATTACTGTATTGTTTTGGCCTGCTTTTACTGAGGCTGATGACATCAGCGCACCGCCTTCAGTCACCAGCCCGTAGGTAGATGGGCGCATCCAGGTGACGGTGGTCTGAACGTAGTATTCGCCAGGGGCTATGTTATCGAACTCAAACTTACCCTGGGCATCAGCAATGGTGACCTTCTCATACTTCGCAGCGCGCATATCTTCTTTGTCGCAGCGGGTCAGGCCCATGCAGGTGGTGAACTGGAAATCGGTGTAAGAGGTTTTTGGCATTAGGATCACCTGGCTACCTGCAGCTACTTTTACGTCTCCGCCCATCGTCTTAAGGAAGGCCTGGCCAGTCAGCTTTTCTGAGCCATCAAGTTTCAACTTGTCATACTCAGTCTGCGGGAATGGCGGGAGGTTTACTGGTTTAGGAATGGACATGCACCCAGAGAGAAGCGCAGCTGCTGTCGCTGCAATAACCAACTTTTTCATGATAATCCTTGCTGTGAAAAGCCGTTAGGCAAAAATTTTAACCGTGTTTTCTGTATGTTTGAGGCATGCTGCCAATCACTTTACCGAACACCAGTATCCTGTTCATTTCTTCTTTTTCAATCGGATCCCATGGACGGTAAGTCTGGTTATCTGAAATGACCAGAAGCTTATCTTTCATCTTTTGGAGGCGTTTAACGTGCGAGGTGTCGTCGTAGATGAAGGCGTAAATCCCATCGCCATCAAAGTGCTGAACGCTGATGTCGACGAAGAGTAAGTCGCCTGGCTCAATGGTCCCGGACATGCTGTCACCGCGAACATTGATGATTCTGATCTGCTCCGCCTTCCTGCCGTTGAACATCCGGCGGGCATCTTCGACTGAATATTCCACGGATCGTAGCACCTCTACAAACTCGCTGTTGATGGCTCCTGGCCCAGCGCTTACGTAAAAGTCTAGCGCTTCAATGCGGAAAGTGTCAGTAGGTCCCGGCTCGGTTTTTGGCTGAGAAATCGCGGGCATTTGACCATCGTCACGCATTGGGCCAACTCCGGTTGAAAGCCACTCAGAGCGAACGCCAAGCGCGTTGGCAATCTCAACGATTTTAGTTGAGCCGCGGGCATTGCCACTGGTCAGCCGCCAGATGGTGGGCTGAGCAACGCCAGACGCCTTAGCCAGAGCGCCCTGAGACATGCCAGATAGTTCCATCGCCTGATTCAGGCGTTCTGCAAGAGTTTCTTTTTTCATGAGTTTAAATTTATACGCTTGCGTATTGATGGTCAAAACACGTTTAGCTATTGCCTAAATCAATACGCATTGCTATTATCAATTCACACCAATACTCATAGGAATTGGAATATGACGAACAAAACCATCCAGCGCGCCATTGATATCGCTGGTAGCCAGAAGAAATTAGCCGACCTTTGCGGCGTGGCGCAGCCGACGGTATGGCGCTGGTTGCATGGTGGCGGCATCGATGCCCGCTACGTAATGAAGATTGTCAATGCAACTAACGGCAAGCTCAAACCAGCAGATATCCGTCCAGATCTCGCCCAGCTGCTTGGGGCGAATAACACAGCCGCTTAACGGCGGCCTTAACCACGAAAGGGAAAGCAATGCATTCACTTGCGTATCAACACAATACCGGAATACACCCGGGAGCGATGATAAACCGCGCTCAAGCTAAAGCGGCGCCAGACCACGAAAAGATCCGCGATGCGGTCCGTGCATGGTCGTCGGCGCTGGACAATCAAGACGTCGTTTCGGCGCTGATCATCAACGAATACCGGGAGCAGGGCGGGACCGCCATCAGCTTCCCGGAAGACATCAGCAGGGCGCGCCAGAAACTTTTTCGCTTTCTGGATAACCGTTTCGACTCTGAGCAGTACCGCGAGAACGTGCGCCAGCTGACACCGGCAATCATGGCGGTCCTGCCATTGGAGTACCGGCACCGCCTTCTTCCAGAAGACAGCTTTATGTCCCGCTTAGCGCGACTTGAGAAGGAAACAAGCGAGGCGAAAGTTGCCGTTGCGATGAACGCCCCGCGTCACCAGAAGCTCAAGGAACTCAGTGAGGGGATTGTAGAGATGTTCCGTGTCGACCCGGACCTGACCGCGCCGCTGATGGCAATGGTCACTTCGATGTTAGGGGTTATGTGATGGGAAGTATCAAAAACGGCGAAAGCCAGTCTGCGTCAACAGAACTGGCCTTCAGATGCAAATCGTGTGCACTCATTGCAGGAGGAATAATGGCAAAAAATCCACGCTATTACCATACCGCTGTACATAAAAACATAACCCGCGACCGCTTCATCCGCTCGGTTAATCCGATTGTGGCAGAGAAGATGCGCGCCATCCTGGAAGAACTGAAACGTAAGGAGAGTGGCCGTGGGTAACGTATCTAATTTAGCCGAAGCCAGAGAGGCCAGAAGGCTCCAGAAACCGCGCACGAATGACGGTAAGGGGTTTGCCTTGCTGCACCGTAAAATTATGGATGTGCCGTTCTACAAGGACGCTGAGGCGGCTCATTTATGGGTTCACCTGCTCCTGCGCGCTAATCACGAACAGACACTGGTATCGACTGATGTCGGCGATGTGATCTGCGAACGCGGAGAGTTCATTACCGGGCGAAACACGCTGGCAATGGAAACGGGTTTGACCGCTGATCGCGTTAAATCACTGCTCCGTAAATTCCAGAATCTGGGCATGATCACCACCAAATCAAACAACCGTTTTACTGTTCTAAAAGTGGTCAAATATGACGAATATCAGTCAAATTTTTGTCCAGCCGATGTCCAGCCGGTGTCCAGCCCAAACGCAGTCGTACCAATGCCTGTGGAGGTGGAGTGTCCAGCCGATGTCCAGCCAGTGTCCACAGATAACAATATATTAAATAACTTACTACCTAACGGTAGTAAGTATGTCGCAAATGACCAGAAACCCGCTGAAGAGAAAAAGTCCCGTTTGTCATGCGATGAAGTATGGCAATGCCTGAAAGACGAACTGCCTGAAGCCCGGGGATGGAGATGCCTCACTGATGAGCGACGCAATCTAATCCGCACCTTCTGGGGTAAGGCTAACAAGATTGCCCGCAACCTGGACGGCAAGCCGATGGATATGGACGGTTTCAGAAGCTATCTGCGCTACATCGCTCAGAACTGCCGCTGGATGCTTGAAGACCGACCAGACCAGAAATCCGGGAAGACCTGGCGCCGCATGAAATTCGATAAGTTCCTGACCGAAAAGCTCTACATCGAAGTGCGCGAGGGGGATCGTGATGACCGCTGATTTCATGGCTGTACCACAAAACCTCGAAGCAGAGCAGAGCGTTATCGGTGGCCTGCTGCTGGATGATGACAACAGCGAGCGAGTCCAGAAGGTTCTGGCGATGCTCAAGCCTGAGTCGTTCTACAGCCGACCTCACCAGCTGATCTTTGCCGAGATGCGCCAGATGTTCCGCGACAACAAGCCAGTCGATGGTCTGACATTGTTCGACGCGCTCGAAGGCAAAGGGCTCGCTGAGCAGGTGGGTGGCTTTGCTTACTTGGCTGAGATCGCCAAGAACACTCCAAGCGCTGCAAACATCGTGGCATACGCAGCATCAGTCCGGGAAGCCGCAATGGAGCGCTACGGTATCAACCGCCTGACCGAAGCTACCGAGCTGCTGTATTCCCGTAACGGCATGAGCGCTACGCAGAAGTACGAGGCCATTCAGGGTATTTTCACCCAGCTCGCAGACCATTCAAAAACCGGCAGTCGCCGTGGGTTGAGATCGTTTGGCGAGGTTATGGATGACTGGGTAGCAGATCTGGAGAAACGCTTTGACCCTTCAGGCGAACAGCGCGGCATGAGTACCGGTATCCCGTCACTCGACCGACTGCTGGCACCAAAAGGTCTGGTTAAAGGCTCTCTTTTCGTGATTGGCGCAAGGCCAAAGATGGGCAAGACAACCCTATACGGGCAGATGGCGATCAACTGCGCGGTTCGTGAGAAAAAGCCAGCGCTGATGTTCAGCCTCGAAATGCCTGGCGACCAGATCCTTGAAAAGCTGGTTGGTCAGAAGTCCGGCATTAACCCGAGCATTTTTTACATGCCAGCCACGGATGACGCCGATGACCAGTACCAGGGCGACTACGACGGCGACTTTAAGAAGGCGATAGCAACAGCCGGGCGGCTGAGTGAAATTGACATGCTGTACATCGACGACACCCCGGGCCTGTCACTGGCGCACATTGTTAGCGAAAGCCGCCGAATCAAACGCGAGAAGGGCTGCGTAGGCATGATTCTGGTTGACTACTTGACGCTGATGACCGCCGAAAAAGCCGACCGTAATGATCTGGCGTACGGGATGATCACCAAAGGGCTTAAGAACCTCGCCAAAGAGCTTGGCTGCGTCGTCGTGCTGCTGACCCAGCTCAACCGCGAACTGGAGAAGCGAGTGAATAAACGCCCGTTGCCGAGCGATTCCCGCGACACAGGGCAGATTGAGCAGGACTGCGACTACTGGGTTGGCATCCACCGGGAAGGTGCTTTCGATGACAGCGTGCCGCCGGGAGAAACCGAGTTAATCCTGCGACTCAATCGCCACGGCAGTACCGGAACGGTTTATTGCAATCAGATCAACGGGGCAATTTACGACACAGACCAGCAGGCCGCCGCCGCAGAACGCCGCGGGCGTGAGCAGCAGCCGAAAAAGAAAGGGGGGTTCTGATGACCATAACAATCCGTGGGCAGATTCTTGCAGCCCTGCGTAATAACCCGGGCCTGAATAGTGCTCGCATTGCCACCATGATCGGCATGACCACCAAAAAGATTTCCGGCCCGTTAAGCACGTTGTTTGCAGACGGCCTGATCGAGTTCGAAGGCAAGCACGGCCAGCGGCTTTATCGGCTGACTGATTACGGCATGAAATACGCACCAGAAACAATCCCGGCCATGCCGAAGGGAAATTCGAAGCTGGTGCAGCGTACCGAGACGAACGTTATCTGCCAGGAGTGCCGGAACAGTCAGGCGATGAAGCGAGTATTGATGGTTTGGGGGAGGGTAGGGGTATGAAACTGAAAATGCACACGCCGGACGGATCGGTGATTGTCGAAAGTAACCTTGTAACGCAGTTCTACCCTGATTTCGAAAGCGGCGGCGAGCTGACCACCATCGAAACGGTATCGGCCACAGGAGAAACTTTCTCGGTGAAAGTAAAGCACTCGTTTATGCAGGTGACTGGAGCACTGGCTACAGCCTGGAGCGTTGACGAGAAGAAAGCAACAAGGGGCGCCCAATGAGCAACATCGACAAACGCGCATTACGGGAAGCAGCGGAGAAGGCTACTCCGGGTCGTATTGGCGATCGCGTAGACGGAAGCATCAAATACACCTGTAGAGGTACTGATGGAACCTTGGTTCTTTCAACCGACAACCATGATGATTATGGGTTTGTTGGTGATAACAGCCTGGAGGATGAGCTGTTCTTCAGGCTATGTGACCCCGTCACCGTGCTGGCACTGCTAGATGAGTTGGAGGCCAAAGACAAGAGCATCAGCTTTTTGAAAGACCAGCTAGCGCAGCTGGCAAACTTCAATCCTGATTGGGACAAGCTGGAAGCAGCAACTGACAGCCTCCGCGAGCACATGGCAGAACTCACAGCGGCACGCAAACGGATTGCTGAGCTGGAGGCGACGCAGGGTAAGCCAGTTATGTTTATCGATGGTGATATTTCACCTGTTGACGCCGAAAAGCTGGCGGCTGTAATTCGTGAATTCAACGAAGAAACAGAAACCCCGGCGGCACGAATGGCTCGAATTATTCGCGAAAACCCGCATCCGACAAACATGTGCGATATGCCGGTCGCCGCAGCCGGTAAAGGAGAGGCATCATGAAAACTTTCACCATTGGCTGGCTCAACAAATGCCGTTGTGGCAACAAATCACACTCAGTAAAGACCGCTCGCGGAAACGAAAGTGCCTTGTGGGATGACGATGCCGTTAAATGCAATTCTTGCGGTCGTGGCGGTGTCATTCAGGTCTGTGAGGGACAGGCGCGCGTTTTATGGGAAACCGATGAAGAGATGGCTGAGGGAAAACCCATGAGCACTATTACCAAAGAACAGGCACAGTCTGTTTCAGATTTGAAAGCTGGCTACACCCTTGGTCACGCTGATGTGGCAATCCTTAATGAGCTGGCGCGTATCGCGCTGGCATCGCTCGAAGCGGAGCCTGTGGCGTGGCTACTGTCAGGCGGCGGCGCAAAAAACAACGTCAGCTTCGATAGTGGCAATGCTTACGTCGACCCGCTGCGCGAAGTGACACCGCTATACATCGCCCCGCCAGCGCCGGTATCTGTGCCCGCTGCGATGGAAATGGATGATGACTTTGACAGCGCGTTTGAACACGGAAAAGCTGTCGGCTGGAACGCCTGCCGCGCCGCCATGCTTCAGGGTGCAGATGGTACCCTCACCAATGAAGGTACCATACCAGTCACGCAATTTAAGCCGGTAGCAGACCTGTACGGCTTAACCTCACCAACTGGCTGCGAAACATCATTCACTTTCGACGCTGTTGAAGCTCGCGATTTCATTGATGGCGGTTGGTCATGTCAGGAGTACGTGGAGCTTGAACGTTTTCAGGAGGCTGTGAGCGGCAACTCTCCGGTGATTCCGGATGGTTGGGTGATGGTGCCGGTCGAGCCTACAGAAGACATGATCGTCAATGGTTTCGAGTCTGAGCCAGATGAGAGCTTTAGCGATGAGAAGGAATGGGAAGCATACGATGCTATGAGTGGATGCCAGCAGGCAGCACACCGGGCAAAACTGTGCTGGGCAGCGATGATAGCGGCAGCACCGCAGCAGGAGGTGAAGTGATGCCTTGGCACTCACCTGAAACTGACGCCATTCTCGAATCCATGCCGAGAAAACAGAAGCGGCAGAAGTTGATCTACAACGTAGCCGAAAACGATGCAGAGTTCTGTATCGGTTGCATTATGGACGGGAAAATCATTCGTCATGGAGCTTACGCAGCATGGATTAACATGCTTCAGCGCTGTTATGGCGAATCATATCGTAGCGCACGTAAGCAATATCTTCAGGTATCACTCGACCCTGCTTGGCATAAGTTTTCTGCTTTCTACGCCTGGTGGAAGCCACGATATAGGACCGGATGGCATCTCGATAAGGACCTTCTTATCCCAGGAAATCAGGTTTATGGGCCATCAACATGCGTCTACATTCCTAAAGAGTTGAATAACTTCACCGTTGGGCGAGACTGTAAACGAGGGGATTTGCCAATAGGGGTAAGCTGGGATAAGCAGCATGGTAAATACATGTCCAGGGCCAATGACAGCAAAGGGAAATATTTATTCCTCGGTCTTTACGATGATCCGATGGAAGCGCATGAAGCATGGTTCTTTAAAAAGCTTGAGATAGCTCTGGAATACAAAGGGCTATGCGACAGCATACACCCCGATCTTTACCGAGGCGTTCAGAGAAAGTTGCTGTTTATCCACCGGGAGCAGTTGGCAGCATAAGCAGTGATTCTTGATAATCATTTTTCAAAAGTGATGTTATAATCATGTCATCGGAGCCTGAACAACTCCGGTGACTTCTGCGCATTTAAGGGGACTTAAATGCGACCACAATCTGAACTCCTCACCTTGTCACAGATGCAGAAATGCACCTGCGATTTTCTGCGCTCTGCGGTTTCCGTTAAGGAGGCCGTATGAGCATGAACAAAGACGGCATCCGTCTGCACAAATCCAATTTTTCCGCCATCGGGCAGCAGATACAGCCAATGCTGGAATCTGGCGACTGCTATCGCCTCATCATCAAGCCCTGGAAGGACAAGCGCAGCCTCTCCCAAAATGCCCTTCTCTGGATGTGGAATGGTGACGTTGCATCTGCCGTCAACCGGCACGCTGAAAGCAAGCTAACAGAGGAAGACCTTCATGAATTTATGAAGGATATGTTCTGTCCCGCCAAGCCTGTAACCGTTCTTGGTGAAACCAAGATGGTGAAGTCCACCAAGCTACTCGACACCGAAGAGATGAACTTCTACTTGCGCCGCATTGAAGTCTGGTGTGCTGAACGCGGTATCAAATTGCGGATACCCGCCAACTCCGAATATCACGAAAAAGGACACGATCATGTTTGAGAATGAAATTTGGAAGCCGGTGCCGGGGTATGAAGGCCGGTTTGAGGTTAGCTCTCTTGCTCGCGTCCGTAGCTTGTCTCGCAAAGTTACTACGTGCGGGCGCGATAAGAAGACGTGGACCACTAGGACCATCGCTGGGCGGATTCTTAAGGGATGCACATCATCCCAATACATCAGGGTATCGCTTTCTAACAAACACGAAATGCTACATCGGTTCGTGGCGCTCGCGTTTGTGCCAAATCCTAATAACTACCCGCACGTTAACCACATCGATGGAAATAAGCACAACAATCTGCCAGAGAATCTTGAGTGGTGCACGCATGCCATGAACATGAAGCACGCCAATAAAACCGGGCTATCCAACAAGAATAAAATGCCTGTAATTGCAGAGAGAGATGGGTTCGGATACTGGTTTCCATCAATGCAATCGACCAAGAAGTACGGATGCAACCCGGCGTTAGTCCACGCGTCGATCAACGGAAAGCAGGGTGAGCACAGGGGGATGCAGTGGAGTTATTGCTCTGCCACATCCAACTGCGAGTACCAGCAGCTGCGCGATAAGCAGGAGGCGTGATGTCTACTCCACTTTCCCGCGTCATCACAAACGAAATCTTCCGAGTCCCGGCGCGCCGCCAGCACAAGCCCGCGGTTAAGCCGTCCGACATCCCGACTATGAAAGGCTACACCGCCCGCCTGGTGGATCAGAAATGGCTGCGTCTCGCGGCACGGAGGAAGCATGCGTAAACCATCCCGCCGTAAGTGCAAAGTATGCGGTGAATACTTCGTGCCGAAATTCCATGACATTCGGATCCGCTGGTGCTGCCCGGAGCACGGCGCAATCCTCGCGATGGAAGAACGCGAGAAGGAGAAGGTGAAAGCCGCTGCTAAGCGCATCAAGGAGCAGAAAGAAGCCGAGAAAGCAGGTCGCCAACAGCGCGCTGCGCGTCGTAACGAGCTTAAGCCGATCCGTCACTGGGTGCAGATGACTCAGCGCGCCTTCAACGACTGGCGGCGCGAAATGCTGCTGGCTGCCGGGCACGGCTGCATCTCCTGCGGAACCAAGGCAGCTTTCGCCTGGCATGCCGGTCATTACCGTACCACGGCCGCCGCGCCACAGCTTCGCTTTAACCCGGACAATATCTGGCTCCAGTGCTCCGCCTGCAACGTTCACAAATCCGGGAACATTGAGGCGTACCGCTCCGCGCTGGTCGAGCTGATCGGCGAAGAGCGCGTGCTGGCGCTGGAATCCAACAACGAAACCCACCGATACACCCGTGAAGAACTGGACGGAATCCGCGCCAAGGCCCGGGCTGACCTTCGCGCACTGAAACAGCAGGAGGCAGCATGAAGCCAGAAACGATCGAGATACTCCGAGCGCGCTGGCAGCGGCTCCGGATTTACCGCCGCCCGGGCTCCGTGCTGGTGGATTACCGCATTCTCCGTAACTTCGTTCGCATCTATCACCCTGCAGGAGCCGCACAATGAACAATCAACACCTCGAGTACGTACGTCAGCAGCTCATTGTGGCGACCGCAGATCTGAGCGGGTCGACGAAAGGGCAACTGGTAGCTTTCGCCGAGAACGCGCAATTCACCGCGACGGCGCGCAGCCGGGGCCGGAAAAAGGTATTCGACAAGGATAAGCAGCGCATGGTCAACCCGGATGGTCCGCCGATGAGCGGCAGCCAGTCCCGCGCCAAGGGATCATCAATCGCGCTGGTGGGCCCGGTTGAGTTCGTGACCGCATCCTGGCGCCGCGCCGTGCTATCGCTGGAAGAGCATCAAAAAGCTTGGCTGCTGTGGAACTACAGCGAGAATATCCGCTTCGAGTACCAGGTAGCGATCACCCAGTGGGCGTGGGCAGAGTTCCGGGAGCAGCTCGGCGCGAAGAAGGTGGCCGGCAAGACGATGGAGCGGCTGAAGAAACTTATCTGGCTGGCGGCGCAGGACGTCAAAGCAGAACTGGCGGGCAAGGATGTGTATCAGCATCAGGACCTGGCGGCTCTGTGCGGCGTTAAGCCTGATAACTGGTGCCATAACTACGCCGACTACTGGCGGGCCATGTGTACCATCTTTAAGCGGCTTGATGGCGATTCTCTTCTCTGCACTGTGAGAACGCGATCACAACAAAAGTCGACTTTTTCGCAGCAGGGTATTGCAAAAATCAATTAAATAGCATACATTTCATGTAAATCTGATATCGTCGCCATAGCTTCGTAGGTCGACAGAAAATTACAAGCCTCGCCATCGTGCGGGGCTTTTTCGTTTCATGGTCAGAAGCACAGTGGTTGTGCGTTCAGTAGTTAACCTAATGGGCGCTTCCAGAACAGTGGATTAACTCAAATCGAACAATGCAACAATATCAATCGCGTTTGATGCTGCGTAAAGATCTACGTCTCTTGAATCGAACGGAAAGCCAATGATGCCGGTTCGTGCCTTGAATTCTGCCAGTTCGTTTTTCAGTAGGCGCGTACGTTTCTGAAGTTCTGTTGTATCAGTTTTCCCGTAATTCTTCATGGCATCTATGGTTTCTTTCCCTGCTGCGATGTACTGCTCAATCGTGGGTTTATGCTCATTGATATAATCGGGGAAAACGTAATCAAATCCATCTGGAAGTAAAAAAAACTGGTCATCAATTTTAATTTTAACGGCTCGCATCATGCTCTCCTTATGCGCTCAACTATAAACAAACAGACAATATAAGGTTTTTGCTTTTTCCGCGCAGTAGAATTTGTGCTAAGTCAGTTACGACGAGAATAAAACCGACATTACCTTACCCTCACATTGCCAGCCTGTCGCTGGCTTTTTTATTAGCGGTGCCCGGTCATTGTTTCCGTGCATCCTTCCACTCTACACAAACAGCACCCCGTTCCTTCGGAGGTGATATGGCAAAGCGTATGAATGACGACCACAAAATTGTAGGCCTGTCCTGGTTAGTCCTGCTCGGCATTGCATGCTGGGGCGGTTTAGTTCGCTACCTGATCGACGTAAAGCAGAATAAAGCGACATGGAGTTGGATAAACGCGCTGGCACAGATCGTGACCTGCCCCCACGATTAG